GTCCGGTAGACGGAGCAGCGGGAGGAGGAGTAGTCGTCTTGTCGGTCTTGGTCTTGGAGCTCTCTTCGCTACCGCGAATAGCACCAGTGACACCAGCGATGCTGCCACCACCTAGGAAGCCAAGCGCACCGGAGTTGATGTAGTCCTTGATTGCCTCTTCGTTGCCGAGGCTTTGGCCTGCACCCAGACGCTCTAAGCCGGTCTGGACCAGCTCGGTGCCAGCTTCTGCGCTGCCGCCAATCAGGCCACCGATAAGCGCACGACCAACGCGACCGTTGCCTGGCAACTTGAGTCTGCCGGTTACCGTGTCAAGACCAAGACGATCGGATACCGTCTCAGTCAGAGCTGCGAGTGCGCCAGTACCCCAGATGCGAGCCAGGTCGCCACCGTCGAGCTCGCGACCTTCCTTCTGCGCCTGCTCACGTGCCTCACCGTAGATGCCACCGGCTTCCTTGGCGAAGTTGTCTGCGAGCAGGGTAGCGTTCTGGCCAATCCTCGAGGCCACGTTCTTGGTGGCTTGCTTGACCACAGCTTCGCTGCCAGCTTCCACGCCTTGCTTGGCTGCAATCTCTGCGGCTTCCTTCTGGACGGCCTTCTCGATCATGCCCTTGACGAAGGTGCGAGATGCAGCCTTGGCACCAGCACCGGCCACAGCGCCACCCACAGCACCGCCAGCGGTACCAACAGGGCCTGCAGCTGTACCAACAGCACCACCGGCAACAGCGCCGAGCACAGACATACCGACCGTCTCTACGGCCTGACCAGCAACGTAGCCAAGGCCACCCTGAGCCCAGTCAACCAGAGCGCCGAGGTTGCCCTTCTTCGCCTCGCTCCAGGCGACCGTCACATCGTCGGTAGACTTCTGGTCCTTAGAGGCTTCGGCCATGCCCTTCTTGAAGCCGTCGAAGCCCCAGTCCTTGAGGGCGGTGAACATGCCGCCCTTGCCGAAGGCTTTCTCTCCGGAATCACCGACGAGCCCAGCCACCCCTTGATACAGGGGAACGATCTGCTTGGTGGACTCTACGAAGCGACGACCGAAGTCACTGTCGTCCTTCGGTGTGGCAGGCTTCTCTTCTACAGGAGTAGGGGCAGAGGCCGTCTGGTCAGAGAACCCGAATGCAGCCGAGTAGGTGCGCTCACCGGACTTAGCCGGTGCTGCAGTTGGCACCGGAGTAGACGGCGCAGCGCTCGAGCCAGAGAACCCGAACGCTGCAGAGTAAGTGCGTTCGCCGCTACTGGGTGCGCTCTGAGCGTTCTGCGCAATCTGCGCTGTAGGTGATGCAATGCCTTTGGGTTGCCCCAAGTCCATTGGGTCACTTGATCTCTGCACCGAGGACAACGCTTCGTCCTTGGTCTTGAACAGAGGGCTGGACGAACTCGAGCCAGAGAAGGGGTCGCCCTTCTTGCGCTCGAGATCGTCAAAGGGGTCGTTTGAGATCAAGCCCATTGCTTGCTACACCTTTATTCTGGATAGAAGGGAATCCTGTACTTCTTACCTTGGAAGTCCACAGTCGAAGTGCCATCTCCGTTGTAGTTCTGCTTGAGATAGCTTTCCTTGAACGGGTACCGTGACAGGTCAATCGCAGAGGCACCTCCGATCTTGCGATCGTTGATCTCGTAGATACGCATCGCGGTGCGACCAATGTTCACGTTGGTCTCGAACCTCTGGACGCGAGCCGCGTGCTCGGCCCTGGCGCGTTTGGCCTCTTCGTCGCCAAGAGTGAGCAACTTCGATTCGTCAAGCGGAGCAGGTTCCTTGTCTAGCTTGAGGACACTCTGGATAGTGTCGATGGTCCGCTTGTCGTTAGTCGCTTGCTGGCGCTCGGACTTGATCTCGCTCTGCTCGCGCTCCTTGATCCGCAGATTGCGCATCTGGACGTCGTACCACTTCTTGTTCTGGTCGCGCTCGACTGCAACCTTCTCGCGCTGGACACCAATCTCTTCGCGCTTGAGGCCAGCGTTCTCGGATTGGTCAGCGCGGTCAGCTTGGTACTTGAGCACCGATGCCGGATCCATCTGGTTGACCAGGCCAAGTGCGGCAGCAGTCGTCATCGACTGGTTCTCTTGGACGTTGCCCTTCTCGTCAACGAAGCGAAGACCGGTGTAGGTCTGCGTCTTGGGATCGTAGGTAGCCTTACTCGAGTCAACTTGGAAGCCAAGGTCGAGAACAGACATGGCGCGGTTGACCATGTTGAAAGCGCCGACGTTGCCAGAGATCAGACCTGCAGCAGCAGTCTTGCGGATGGCGTCATAGTCGATGTCGCGCATCTTCTTGACCGAATCGGTCACGGTGGCGAGCTTGTCGTACTCACCAGTGGTCGAGTAGAGCTTGGTGTACAGCTCTTCAAGACGCGAGTAGTGCGCCTGGTCAGCCTGACGCTGATTCTTGTACAGACCCTCGCCGCCCGACTTGAAGATGTTCTGCTCACGAGGCTCTTGCTGGCCCTCGACGGCAACAGGCGGGATCTTCGCTTGCGCTTCAGGACTCAGGCGCATCGGGTTCTGTTCAGAACCAGGGGTGGCAATACCGCGTTGCGGCTCACTTCCATCAGCAGGCAAAGGCGTGCCTTGCGGCAACGGTTCCGGATTGAACGGGCGAACCTCGACGCCGTTCTGCTGAGGAGCAACACCAGCTTGCATGTCAGGAGCCGGAGCAGCAGGAGCAGCGATCCCGTTACGGGGCTGCTGCGCGTCGTTGCGGAACTGACCGTAGTAGCCAGTGCCGTTAGCGCGGTCCTTGCGCTCCTGCGCAATCTCATCAGCGATCTTCTTCGCTTGGTCTTCGCGATCTCGCTTGCGCTGAACCTCCTGCTTCTGGAGCTCGAACTGCTCCTCTTCACGCTTGTCCTTGCGACGAGCCTGAGCGATGTTCGCGCCGGTCTGGAAGCCCTCAGCAAACCCACCAAAGAAACCAGTACCCATTACTTCCTCCGAATGCCCTTGCGAGCCATTTGCTTGCGCTGTTCAGCAGCAGGGGTGTGATGCTTCTTGAGCATGTCATCGAAGAACTTCACGCCCTTCTTCTGCACAACGTCCGCGGGGATGACGTACTCGCCATCTGACAGCATCGCAGGGACTTTGTCGTCGATCGGACCACCAGGTCCGCTGACTCGTCCACCATGCGCTTTGCGCACACCCTTGAGGCTCTCGACCTCATGGGCCAGATCCTGCACCGCTCTCATCGTTACGCCGACTGCATCTTGCAGGGGGATGCTCTTGCCATCACCGACGCCAAACTCGCGCTTGAAGTCTTCGGCGTAGGGACCGATGTGGCGACCTTCGTCAGATACGCCATCCTTGTAGTCCCACTTCTCTACATCAAGACGCTTGATGCCACGCAGGGCCTTGCCTTCGCCGACATCGCTCTTGTTCTTCTTGTAGTCCTTCGAGGACATGATCACGGCACCGGCAACCGTACCAGCCGCTTGGCCAATGCCACCCCAGAAGTTGCTGGAAGCCTGTTGAGCCGCGTTGTATCCAGCCATGCGAGCGCTGAACTCTTGGCCGTAGATGTTGCCAGCGGTGCCGTAGCTCGCACTGGCACCTGACAGACCGGCCAAGCTGCCGTTGTAGGCATTGCCCATGTAGTTGGCGGGAGCCATGCGGTTGGCACCAGCAGAGTTGCCAGCGCTCAGACCAACCCCGTAAGCGGTGGAGGCGTTGCTGGCAAGACCTCGACCCATGCCAGCTGCATCCATCATGCGAGCGTAGCCAAGGTTCTCTGCGTTGATGCGAGCGCGGTTCTGAGCACCCGAGGAATCGGCGGCTTGAGCAAGGTTGAGCTGCTGATTCAGAGAGGCAAAGCGACCAGAGTTCGGGTTGATACCGTAGCGAGCCAGCTCTCGCATCTGGCCTTCACGCGCAACTGCGTACTGCGACTCGAGGTCAGCCTTGGCCTGACCGGCCATCTGTTCGCGCTTGGCATCGGTGTTGTACTCGCGAGCAGCGGCAACCATCTCGCGCTCGAGCGGACGGAAGGTCTGCTTCTCGTAGTCCGAGTACTCCTGGGCACGAGCGTTGTTCTGCAGCATCGTGTCGTACTCGGCCTTGGCGATGTCCTGCAGGAAACCCTTGTTCTCCGAGTACTGAGTCTTGGCGAAGTTGAGGTACTCCTCCGCGGTCTCACGTTGGATCTTGGCCACTTCCTTCGCCGCTTCGGCGGACGCGATCATTCCAGGGTTCGGGTTGGGGGCACCCCCCTTGCCACCACCCCAGAGGCGCATCTTGCCGCCTTCACGCTGGAAGGCGTGGTCCGGCAACATCGAGTAGCCGAACTCATCAACGCTATACATATCTGCAATCCTCTCTGAACATGACGTAAACGATCACGTCACCGCCATCTCTAGCGGCTCCACGTAGCACCGCCTCCGGTTTGAATCCAAGGTGTTCGTCGAAGCGACGAGCCTCAAGGTTGTTTGCTTCTACCCACCCAGTCATGCGATTGACCCCAAGGTAGATGAAGGGGTAGTGGAAGCATGCTTGAGTAAACTTCTTGTACGCCGATGGCGTCATCCAGCGTCTGCCTGGGACAGCTGCAACGTGCGCCCAGATGTTGGTACCACACCAGTCGGAGTACACAACACCGGCGACCATCTCTCCGTCTTTCTCCAGCCCGATACCTATGGGGGTCTCGGGCCGTTGAAGCGGGACCATATTGGTCACGAAGTCGAAGACCTTCTGGCAGTCGTAGCTGACCTCATAGCTCATGCATTGAGCCTTTCGACGATCTCGTTGATCTTGGCGATGATCTGATCGTTGGTTGCAGAAGAAGAGAGACTTTCGATCTTGCCTCCGCGCACTCCAGTGATGATCTCTATGCTCTCTTTCATGGCCTTCAAGCCGTTGTAGAGGCCCTTGTCATCAGTGAAGATGGCTGGGATCTGAGGCTTCTTCATAGTTCCTTCAACTCCCCAACAGATTCAGAGATCTTGACGTGCCTTACTGGGACGTTGCCTTTGACGACAAATTCCCAACGATCGCAACGAGGTCCAGACGGAACGCGATAGAGCTCCTTGTCATTGACTTCAATGGTGGCTCTAAGCACATCGTCGCCAATCAGATCGACTGTGATGTAGCGGTCATCAACGACCTGAGGAAGGTCGATGAGGATCGAGCCGTTCGCAGTCCTGGTGTTGACCAGTGGCGAATTGAGCGTGCTGCCAAGTGCGTTACGCGAAGTGCCAGCTGCTGAGAACAGCGTCTGGTTCTGCGCTCTTAGCGTGTCGTAGTACGCCTGCAGCGCTTCCGTTCTGCGGACATCATCGAAGTCAGCCTCGACCTGCAGGGCCGAGAAGTTGCAAGGCTTGGCAATGATGAACATCTTCGACTTCCATTCGTATGGAAGCTGGTTGATGTTGTTCGAGTCCCAAGTCTTGATCGTCTTGTTGACCGACATGTACATCGTTGCATCGGTCGGCTCGATATACGTCGCACTCGCGTAGATCGTCGTCTCGTGGAACGGAGATCCCTTGGTGTAGCGGTCGAAGATGACGCCGCCTTCGGGAGATCCACCGTTGCTGTAGAAGAGGTAGTAGCGACCGTCAAGGCACCTGCCGTGCATGAGGCTGGGGTAGTACTTGCTCCACTCTTCCTTCGTGAGCACGTTGCGCGTCACAGTGTCGGCACCGGCAGAATTGACCAGGACCACACCGTTGGCGCTAACGTAGTAGACGCCGAGCTCGTCAGAGGCTATCGATCGCTTGGAGACGCAAGGCTCATAGAGCGGAAGCTTCTCCATTGCCATCGAGGAGGGGTCCACGCCACTGACGATGTATGGGTTGCCTTTGGTCGTTACCACCAAAGTGGATCCAAAGACACCCAAACCGACGATGTCGAAGTCGGTTGTCAGCACGTAGCTCTCTGGCCACGCATGCGGGTTGAACGGCACCGAGAAGTAGATCTCGTTCTTGCGGAACGCAGCAAGGAAGCCGTTCGGCATCGAGACCAGACCAGTCAGATCAGCCGGAGGCTCATCCCAACCAATCGAACGAAGCGACTCGCCAAGGTCTGCTGCCTTGACCGCGTCTGTTGTGGACGACGTTGCGATCGGGATCTCTTTGACGAAGAGATACTGGCTCACGCTGCTGCCAGTAACGCTTCTGTAGATGCGAATCGCAGTGATGTTGCGCTTGGTCGTGGGCGCAGCGCTAAAGCCACTCAACGTCACCGTCGAGCCTGTGTAGGAACAGGTCACGGTGGCAGGAGGGCTTGGCGCAGATTCCTCTAGCACCGTACCGAAAGTGTTGATGTAGGTGTAGACGTAGGCACGAGTCTCTACAGGCGCAATGCTGGCTTCTGCAGTAGCTTGAGTGGTCGCACCACCACCCGACAGCGTGATAGTCGGAACCGTCGAATAGCTACCTGCGCTATCGAGCTTGATCGAAGTCACCTTCGCGGAGATTGCTGCCGTAGCAGAACCTCCAGAGCCACCACCACCTGTGAAGCTGATGGTGGGTGCGCTGTCAAATCCGCTTCCCTTGGTGAGGAGCTCAATGGACAGGATGCCGCTGGTGCCAATCGTTGCGGTAGCCGTAGCGCCAGTACCTGCACCACCGGTTAGGGTTATGGTAGGCGCAGATGTGTAGCCGACACCTGGGTCAGTTATGACAATACCAGTCACAGCCCCGCTGCTAATGGTGGCCACCGCGGTTGCACCGGCACCACCACCTCCAGTGATCAGCACGGTAGGCGCCGTCGTGTAGGCACTACCGCCTGCGGTCACGGTGATTGCATTTACCTTGCCAGCGCTATCGGAGATGACCGCTTTAGCGGTAGCGCCAGAACCACTACCGCCAGAGATGACGACAGTAGGAGTCGAGGTGTAGCCAGAGCCTGCGCTGCCAACCGTGATCGACTTGATCTCGCCGGCGATCTTCGCCGTTGCAGTCGCGGTGCCAGCGGAGAACGTGACGGTGGGGGCGGACGTATAGCCGTCACCTCCGGTGAGTACAGTGACACCAGTCAGCGGTTGAACAGCCGACACAGTGGGGGCTGCAGCTGGTGCTGCGACACCCATCTTCTGGTAATCCACTGGATACGGACCAGAGCTTGCGCCGCCGTTGGTGGCCAGAGAGTAGTTGGTCTTCCTCGGCTCACCGTCTCCGGTGTAGTACAGGCGGAAGTCCTGCGTGTCGTACACAGGGCCACGCACGACATCAACGTCGGTGGCCCATGCCATCCAGACAATGTCGCCACTTGGGCGAAGTGCGCGGTAGATGGTCAGCGGGGTGAACGCGTAGCTGACTGCAGGAGTCACCGGACCTGGCTGATACCAAGAGCGGATCTCACCAGAGTAGAGCTTGGTGTTTCTCGCAACTTGGGCCTCGTTGTCATTGAGAAGAGTCTTCGAGACTCGAGGCGAAGCGCCAGCAAATCCAGTCAGCTTAAACGCGGTCATTTGGTATCACTTGAGCAGATCACATTCGGCCTTTCGACGGGCCACGAGTCCAGGTAGGACCTTTCCACCACCCCTTGTCCACTTCATCAGCTCTCGCTGGGCGGCTTCCCAATCGCCTGTTTCAAGCTTCTTGCGAAGCGTTGAGACGCGATAACGACCGAGGCCAAGGTTGTAAGCAAAGTCACTAGCGGCAGCAAGAGCAGATGGATTACTGACCAGGGATGGGGAGTACTTGAGCACTCCTCGCACGAACTTCTTTGCGTCTGATCGCATCCGTTCATCGGCGTACTCCTTAGTCCAGATAGTGCCTGGCTGAATATCGGGTCCAGTGGAGCCCCAGCCACAAGTCAGAACTCCAGCTGGGCAGAAGTAGGACTTCAGCCTCAAACCCTCGAATCGCATGATCAAGGGCTCGAGGTAGCGCATCACCTCGTTCATTTCTTTGCAGCGAAGACGCGGTGAGCGAAGTAGAAGCCGAGGATCACACCGACGAGCTCCTTGTCCCAATCAGCCAACTGGAAGTTGGACTGATACAGGGCGAACCACCACAGCGCTAGACAGGTGGTCGCAGCAGCAGGACGAATGCTCCCGTTCCATGCATCAACCCACTTCACGCCAGTGGGCTGCATCACGGTCTTCATGGCTTCAGTGAAGGCTTCGGCGTCCTTCTCAGCGAGGTCGGCTTCAGACTGAACCTGGATGGTCTTGATCTGAAGGGTGCTGGCAATCTGCATGCGCTCCATCTCTTGCGCATGCTTCTGCGCTTCGAGCTCAGCTTGGAGCTTCATGGCTTCCATCTCGTGCTGATGGTCTTGCCGCTTGTTAACCCACTCTGATACCTCACCCCAGATCATGCGGAAGACACTTCCGCCTAGGAAAGAGAAGAGAGCGCCGAACATTATTTGTTGCTCCTGTTGAACAAGTCGAAGAGGGTCCTGACCTTCTCTTCAAGCACAGCAGTCCTGTTATCAAGCTTTGCCAGTGCAATGACGAGCATCACAAAGCCAACCAGCATTGGCCAGATCTTGGCCAGGATGTCGATCATGTCCATCAAATCACCTGTTGCCCCCTGAAATAAGCCCTGCCGTCGAGCACCTCGCACGTCTCAGGCGGCAGAAGCTGCCCGTCTTTGAAGGTGAGTACAGCGAATCCAGAACACCACGGCACAGGGTTGTTCTCTGTGTAGAGGAACTGGTCGTCATAGGGCTCAGAGAGCGTGCCAGTGTCTACACCGTATCTACGTCCGTGGTAGTCGGCCCAAGGCGTCACACAGAGCCGGTGTAAGTGACCGGTCACGATGTTGACTCCAGACTTGAGCGTGTTGTTGTACGTGGCGTGAACACCGTTGTGCCAACGGTGCTTGATCATCGTGTGGCCATTCACGAAGAACGACCAACCGTGCTCCCACCCGTGGAAGTGCTCCCAGAGTCCAGTGCCTACGCACTCGGCAATATCGGGAGCGTGGACAGCCACGTAGCGCCAGAAGCGAATGTCGTGGTTGCCGATTGTCCAGAACCGATAGGCGCCCTTGGTGACCTTCTCGATCTCTGAGAGGCGCTCTTTGACCGTGTCGATCTCCTGCTTAGGAGTCGGCGTGTTGTGGCCATAGAGCGGTTCGTGGCGGCTGATACGGGCACCGTCATAGACGTCGCCGTTGGCTACCACCAGTTTTGGCTTGAGGTCAGCACAGACCTCGAGGAGGGCGTGGTGAGCAACTGTCGGATCACCAGGCCAGTAGTGCGCATCACTGAAGACTACCGCAACACCATTCCTAAGCTCATAGTCAATCTGCCTACGATTCTGAGGGATGGTGACGCCGTTTCGGGCTATGCCTTCCTGTCTTGCAGAGAACGATGGGAGCTGAATTTGGTACTTCTGCTCGATGATGTCGCGTCTGCTGTAGACGTTGCGAACAGTCAAGCCAGTCAGCTTTGATACCTTGGTTGGGCTTCCAGTCTCCTGTAGGAGTTTGATGAGCTCTTCGTCTGATACTTTCCTTGCAACCATCACTCCTTTCCGATCACTAGGCGGAATCTACCTTCCTACCTAGCATGGCCTGAACAGTGTTTGTTTCGTAGATGCGAATCGCCGTCCACACGATGGTAAAGAGTGCGGCCAGCGGCGGAAGAAACTGCGCCAAAGTTCCGAGGACGGTGGCAAGCGATGCAGCATCCCCAATAGCTTTAGCTGCATTTGTTGCGTTATCGTGATGCTCCAAGGTGTAACTCCAGCTTCAGTGTTGAAAGATGCAGCTACGCCCCACGCAGCATGCCTTTGGCTTTCTTGTATGCGCTGACAATGGACTGCTTGTCGCAGCCGATGCGCAACCAGAAATCGATCTCGTCGTAAGCAACCCCATCAATGAGGAATTTGGTGGTGTTCGCCTTACGCTTGCTCATGAAGAACAGCGTTACCGCCTTGCCGTTCAATGGCTCGATGTAGTGGAATTGATCAGTTGTTCTGCGAATGATACTTCCAGGTCGATGAATGACAACCCTTTCTTGTCCATCGACTAACAGATGCTCTCGATAGCCACCCCACAGCACAACGCTTACGAAGTTCCATGGGTGGTTGTGGAAGTACGGAAGATCATTGGGAAGCGCTTGAACGCACACCCTGCGGGTGAAGAACGGGAACCAACGAACGATGCATTCCTTGTTCAGGTCAACCGGCAGAACTGATACAACCTTATCAAACAGTCGCAGCATCCTTGTTCACCAACGAGAACACTTCATCGATAACGTCTCTGACGGTGAGTAGCTTGTCGAAACGCGCAGGGTTGACCGTGACGTTGTACTTCTCTTCGAGCTCGAGGATCACGACTACCAGAGACAGAGAGTCAGCGTTGAGATCCTTGACGAAGGTGTCGGGCATGATGTCAGGCGGGATGTGCAGCTCATTGGCTACAGCGTGAGTGACATCGCGAACAATCTGTTCGTAGCTAACGCTTGGCATACAGTCTCCAGTAGTTGATCCGTTGCTTAACCAGCTCGCACTCCTGAAGCATGGCGACGCCATACCGCGGGGAGTCGAACTGACGAGGGGTCACATCCGCTGGGGTGCCGAGATACTTGATGACACGACCTGCCAGGTCGAAGTCACCTGGAATCATCTCCAGGCAATGCATACGCGGATTGGCGTGGTGAGTGTTGTGATACCCCTCACCCCAGAACAGAAGCGCCCAGAACTTGCTGTTGTAGGTCAGATCGTCGCTGTTGTAGAGGCGGTAACCACCCATGCTGGTGGATGGCACGTGCGCAAGCACCGTTGCCCAGCTCATGCCGGTCAGCACGTAGAGCATACTGACGCAGTAGAAGTAGCCAAGCACAACGGGGTCAACCAGACCCAGCAGTGCCACATATCCGGCAAGAACAAAGAAGTAGTTCCTATGGAACCACCAATGCATCTTGTCCTTCAACAAATCCTTCGGTGCATAATGCAATGCATTGATCTTCGGGAAGTAGTAGAACCACGCTTTAATACGCATCCACGTGTTGTTGGTTGGATTGTGCGGATCACCAGGCTCATCAGACATAGCGTGATGCATACGATGACCAGAGACCCATGTAACGGTACTGCCTAAAGTACAGATCGTTCCAAACAACATGAGCAAGAACTTGATCACACAGTTCTTTGGCTCAAAGGAGCGGTGAGCTGCGTATCGATGCAGACAGATTGCAGCTCCAATCCCAACCACTAGCCAGCCCCAGAACAGGCTGGCCAAGAACAACTTCCAGTTCCAAGCAAAAATCAAAGTCAATGGTGCGCCGACAAAGACCAATGCTTGGAACGTCTTCAAGATCTTCTCTTGATGGACCGCCGGCGGTTTATGCGGCATCTACTTCCTCGAAAGTGGTTGCGCTGGCAAGCACGGCCTTACGAGACCAGGCTTCTGTGTACTTGCTGTTGACGTGTTCGAACATCGCTCCACCCAAGGAAACAAGATCAGTCAGATTCATAGGGACATTCTGATTGTCTTTTGTTCTCCAGGTGAAGCCGGAAGGAAGTGGAATACCTGCTTGAGCAGCGGCAACAGAGCCGGTCAAGTTGCTTCGACTGACTTCGTCGCAATCCCACGTCCATCCGTTCCAGGAGAAGCCATTGTTGATGGCTTCGTCACGATCAATGTCAATCCTACGGGCTTTATTGCCCTTTGCCATAGCCAATGACCATGGCATGTATACATAATGCAGTCCGTCAATCACAACAGATGAGCAGCCACGATCAACCATGAATTGCACGAACCCCTCCAGATCGCCACCTTCGACAGACGACGGAGCATTGAATGATGGCACACCAAAGTAGACACAGTCATCGATGATCTTGGCAATGCTCAACAGTGCTTTGGTCATGTTGGTGACGCCTGGCGCAATGTGCGCTTCAACTCCAATCAAACGGCCATTGCTGTCATGCAGTTTGCTTAACCGCATGTCTTGGTAGTAGTTACCAAGAAGACGGTCAACGTTCGGCTCGTAGGCAGTAGGCATAGATGCGTGAACCGCATCGACAGCCTGATGCCATGGGTTTACTGGCTCCTGCTTAAGCACAATCTCCGACAGCGCAGGATCCCAAACATGGGTCTCTGGAGTTACATCACTTGCGCAGTCAACCCACATGAGAACTGGGGATACTTCGAACTCCTGCTCTGCTATTTGGCAGACTCGTTTGTGACGAGGATCAATAAGTGCTTTCATGTTTACCACTCCACAATCACAACGCCAGCCGCACCGGCTGCGCCAGCACCGCCAGCAGTCTTTGTAGAAGTTGCGCCACCGCCACCGCCGCCGCCACCGCCATACAAGTTGCCTGAGGAACCAGCACCTTGAGCTGCTCTAGCCCCAACGCCAGCGCCACCAAACATTGAACTACCGCCGTTGCCGCCTACGCCGTAGGCTCCGTCGGCACCTTCAGCGTTGAAGAAGTATGTGACATTGGCAGATGAGACGGTGCCGCCAGCACCGCCAGCACCGCCTGTTGTTGTCCCGCCCCCACCTCCGGTTGCTGAGACATAGGAACCAAAAGACGTCGTCCCTCCGGCCCCACCATTTGTTGATGTTGTGCCAGCGGTTCCTGCGGACCCAATCGTGACGGTAACTGTTGACCCGACGGTGAGACCTTCAACAATCGCGATAGATGATCCACCTCCGCCACCGCCACCGCCATTAGTGCCGGCGGTGAAGCCACCAGCACCACCACCACCAGCACCAACACAGGTCACACGCAACGTGGCAGCAGGAACGGTGAAGCTACCGCTGGCAGTAATCACCCGAAGGTTGGGAGCGGTAACAACGTCGCCCCATGAAGCAGCCGAAGCAGACCCGTTGGACCTAAGGAACTGCCCAGAGGTACCGTAGTTCGCACCACCGATACCAAGCTGACCGGCAGGACCAACTCGGAATCGCTCAGCGCCGTTTGCGCCAAAGCGCAAGGTAGCGTTGGCATTGTTCTGAACGTACGTATCGCCATTGCTGTCCTGGCCAACAACCAAGGGGCTGTTGACCCCAACCTTGAAGCTGGCATAAGCGCTTGTGGCGTTCTCAACCGACAGGCTGTACGTTGGCGATGCAGTACCAATACCGATACGGTTGTTGGTTGCATCGATAACGAACGTATTGCTATCGAAGTTCAGGTTGTTCGGCGTGGAGACGGTGCCTGCGTTTATCGTGATCGAATCACCGACTGCATCACCAAAGGTGACATTGCCGTTGTAGGAAACGTTGCCCGAGTAGCTGTGCGCACCGGAGATCGTCGGGTTGTTGGCGTAGGAGATCGTCGCCGCGTTAACCGTGAGCGAGTCACCTGCTGCGTCACCGAGCGTGGTGTTGCCGTTGACCGAAAGGTTGCCGGTAACCGTGCCACCTTCCTTGTCGAACTTGGAATCGATCGCAGCAGCGTTGATACGCAGCTCGATACGATCGCCAGCCGCGTATGCACGAGCAGTCGTGCCGTCCTGTGCGCGGGTAACGGTGAGTGAGTCTCCGGAACGAGCCGTACACTTAACAACCTCAAGGTTGTTGGACGAGTCGGACAGGGTGGCGAAGAAGTAATCAGCACCAGCAAGGGTAGGGAAGAATGCTCCCTGACCCGCAGTAACGGAGATGACCGTTGAGCTGGTGGTGATCGCACTTGCCAGAGTGGCCGATGCGTTGTTTGTAAACTTGGCTGGCATTACTAACCCCTATTAGTTGATGGTAAGGGTCCAAGTTGCGGTGATCGAGTCGGAAGCGCCCTTGTTGATCACGGAGAAGGTGGTGCGGCAGAGCATCGTGCCAGCCGAAGCGGCGTTGAACAGGCCAGCTTCAGTGATAGCACCAGTACCGGTACCGGCACCAACGGTGGCGACAAACACAACAGTGTTCGAGCTCGGCGTGGTAGATGTCAGCGCAACGCGACCAGCTTCAGCACCCAGGGTGGTATCACCAGCAGCGGGGGTCACAGCGCCGGTGCCGATAGCCAGGTGAGACATCACTGCAGATGCAGTACCAGCGATACGCGAGGCGATGAACACCTTGCCAGCGGTGACCACCAGATTCTTAATGGTGCGCTCTTCTTTGATTTGGCCATCTTCGCCAATGACCTTGATGTTCACCTGACCGGTGATCTTCAAGAGTTCTTGCTGATCCATTTGGATCCTCCTTAGTTGAGAGTTGGACTGTTGAGCACAGCGCCGTTCACGATGCTGCTCGAGCTGCCAAGCACCAGGGCGGTGCTTAGTGAGTCAGATGCAGTACTCGTATCGTCAAGTGCCTTTCCTACCGACTGGACGACGGAGTCAGACGTTGTTGACGAATCTGTTATGGACTTGCCTGCGTTATTCGCATTGCTGTCCGATGCAGATACAGAATCAGATACGGGCTTTGCGACCTCAAGCGCGTCGTCTTCTGTTGCAGTTGCCGAGTCAGTAAGCGCCTTCGATACGGAGAAGACGTTGCTGTCAGCAGGAGACGAAGAATCAGATAGGCCCTTGCCAATGTTCAGAACATCGTCGTCTGTTGCGGTGACGGAGTCGGCAACAGGTCTGCCCGTTTCGTTGGCAATGGCATCGGACGCAGAAGCGCTTTCGCTCAACGTCTTGCTGACCGAACTTGCGATCGCATCGCTGGGCGATGCAGTCTCCGAGAGAGACTTGTCTACACTGTAAACAGCAGCATCAGTCGCAGATGCTGCGTCCGTTACCGCCTTGCCGATCTCAAGAGTGTCATCGTCTGCAGTGGAAACGGAATCGGCAATCGGTTTGCCAACGGCATTTGCAACTGCGTCCGTCGCAGAGGCAGACTCAGTGAGCTGCTTGTCTACGGAATATGTCGCAGAGTCGGTGGCCGACGATGCCTCGGACAATCCCTTCTCTGTGCTGTATGTGGCCGCATCAGTTGCAGCAGCAGAGTCAGAGAAAGGCTTGCCTACATTAAGAGCATCGTCTTCTGTAGCAGTGACGCTTTCGCTGATTGCCTTGCCAGTCTCAACGGCAGTGGCATCTGCTGCGGAAACAGACTCTGGCAAGCTCCTGTTGAACGACGAGACGTTGCTGAGCGAGTCAGTGGCTGCGGAGGAATCTGTCAGATCCCTCGAGTAGGCAACTACGTTGCTCAGAGAGTCGGATGCGGTTTGCGAATCGCTAACGCCCTTTCCTGTCTCCAGTGCTGTTGCATCCGTTGCAGCAGCAGAATCTACAACAGCCTTGCCTACAGTTTGCGCGTAGGCGTCAGAAGTAGATGAGGCATCTGTAAGCGACTTGCCGACAGACTGCACGTAGCCATCCGTTGCAGCAGCGGACTCGCTTAGGGCCTTGCCAGTCTCCAGTGCCGTTGCATCTGTAGCACTAGATGCATCAGACAGAGACTTGCCTGTATTGAAGACCGTGGATTCGGAGGCAGAGGCTGCATCCGAGAGATCTCGGTTGAACGTGAGCAGGTTTACCAGCGAGTCAACAGCCGTGCTCGCATCTGCAAACTTCGTCGAGAAGGACCATGCGTTGGCATCAGATGCCGAGGCAGAGTCAGCAAGAGACCGGTTGTACGTGACAGCGAGACCTAGTAGGTCATCAACCAGGCCGGTGTCACCAAGCTGCTTGGATACAGACCAGGTTGCTACATCGATTGCGGCTGCGGCATCATCCAGCGCTTTGCCGAACGCTTGAACGATGGAGTCGGAGGAAGTGACTGCATCATCAAACGAGCGGTTGAAGAATCGAATGAGCTGAACGGCCTCAGTTACCGTTACGCTCTCAGCCAGAGTCTTGCTAAGCAGGAAGCTGAATACTTCAGCTGCAAGCAAGTCTTCTTGCAACTGCTTGGATACGGCAAAGGCGATCTGCTCGGATGCAGACACCACCTCGACAGCAAAGATGTCGGGGAAGGTAGTCTCTGCAAACAGCGCGATGTCTGCGTACGATGCAGCGAACGCTGCGCTGACGTAGGAGACAGATACGGACGTCGTTGCACTGGGTGCGACCCCAGTCTGTACGCCGTATACCTCAATGTCCTTGAATGCCGCTTCAGCTTGTGCGTCAACGTACGAGACGGACGCAACGATCTCCCTATAGGAGATCCCCGCGATCTGAGCGCGAGGAAGGACTGAAGCCTGAATGGACATTAGAAGTCTTCACGGAGTCGGAACTTGATGACGTCGTAAACGGTTTGGATGAGGCCGTTGAAGCTGATCTGCACCTCACCCTCGTAAGCACCTGCAGCGATGTCCAGGGTGCTTCCAGGGAAGAAGAACTTCACCTTGCCGCCACCACCACCGTTGACCTTGGAGCAGGCCAGGGTAGCCAGCACGGTGCTAGATCCTGTTGCGCGGAACTTGACCTCTACGGTCGTAGTGGATGCCGAGAGATCGATTGCGCCGCCCGTATTGGAGTCCGTAAGGGTCAGCGTGATCTCTGGGAGGTTGTCTCCCTGTACAAGCTTGATCGTGCTCATTGCTAGACCTTACGAAGACGAACGGACAGGTTGGATCTGGTGTGACCTCGGTTCGCCCTCTGGCGAGCCAGGTTGATTCCTTGGTCGAACTGGAGGCGGTTGACGCCAGCCATGGTCGGGTTGAAGGCGAGCTGGTTAGGCATGAGCATCAAGCGGGAGCGAGCTCCTGCGCCGATGACTTCCATGTAGTCTTCCCAGATCACATCATCCACGCCGCTTGCAGAGCGGGAGGGCTTGAGTGCTACCCGCATCGTCACAGCGTTGACCGAGGTGTCTTGCGGTACAGGCAGAAGAGAGAACGTCCTCTCGTCCTTCTGGAAGATCCAGCGCGGTTGGCCAGGCCCCTCTGCACCCTCTGCATACGTGTTGTACGCAGCAACGCTGCCGATCTCATCAGGAGCTGCAGGAACCAGCGGCACGTTCTCGTACCAAGCCTTCATGATCTTGGTGACGAGGTAGCCCGTGGGTGGCTCCAGGTCGTAGTCGTTGATCCCAGCGGTGACTGTCACCGGATCGTGATCACGCTGCAGGATGAGAGTCTTCTCGCAGAACTCGATGATCGTGTTCTTGATGGCGATCTCGGCTGTGATCGATGGACATCCAGGAACGTACGGGATGACGCTCTCGAAGAAGTCGGACCATAGCTTCATTGAGCAGAGCCCTCAGCCGCCGCGGTGCGCGGGACCATGCCGTCGATACGGGCGGTGTTGGGCGATGCGACCAGCGTGACCTTGCGGCCACTGCCAAGCGAGTTGGCGAACTGCTGGTAGTGCATGACCGCACGTTGCGCGTTGCCAGCGTATTCCGAGTCCTTGGAGAAAGCGCGGTAGCAAACGTAGTCCACTAGTGCGCCAGCGTAGATGTCTTCGTTGGTCAGCTCTGTAGTTGTAGTGGTGATCTCGTTCGGAGTCTGCGAATACACGATCTCGAGCTTGGCACCA